CGAGACGCCCGGCAACGGCGTGACCATCCAGACGATCACCGGCGAGCCGCAGGCTGCATGGGTCGATGAGACCGAGGCCAAGCCCGTGAGCCGCCACACGTTCGGCAAGAAGACCATCGTGCCGTACAAGCTCGCTGTCATCGAGCCGTTCTCCAACGAGTTCGCACGCGACGCCGACGCCCTGTACGCCGAGCTTATCCGCCGCCTGCCCTACGCGCTGGCTGCGAAGTTCGATTCCACCATCATGGGCACCACCGCGCCGGGCACGGGCTTCGATGTCCTGGGCAGCTGCACGAAGATCAGCCTGAACCCCGGGCAGAATGCGACCCTGTACGACCAGTTCATCGCCGTCGACGCCGCAATCGCGGCAGCGAACGGCGTGCTTGACGGCATCGCGCTGTCCCCGGTCGGCAAGAGCAAGGTGCTCGCAGCCGTCGACGGCCAGCAGCGCCCGCTGTTCACCCCCGGCGTAGAGTCCAACACCGTGGGCAACATCCTCGGCGCGCCCGTCAAGGTTGCCAAGGCCGTCCATGTGGCAGGCACCGCAGGCACGCCCGGCGTGGCCGCCATCGAGGGCATCGCGGGCGACTTCTCCGATGCCGTCTACGGCACCGTCGAGGGCGTCAAGATGGCCATCTCCGACCAGGCGACGCTGACCGACGGCAACAGCACCATCAACCTCTGGCAGCAGAACATGTTTGCCGTCCGCGCGGAGATCGAGGTCGCGTTCGCAGTCAAGGACGCCGCCGAGTTCGTGCTGCTGACGGGCGACGTGCCGAGCGCCTAATGCTGCTCGTATCGCCTAACGGCGCGGTCGTAGACGCGGCAGAGAACGCCGCCGAAGGGCTGCTCGCGGCAGGCTTCAGGCCGCAGCAGCCCAAGGCCGCAGAGAAGAAGCAGCCTGCGCGCAAGCGCGCCGCGAAGCCCAAGCAGCAGGCCAAGGACGGCGAGTAGCAGTGCTGGCCGTCGCTACCAGGCGGTTCCGCGACGCCGAGACGGGCGAGATACGGGAGGCAGGCGAGCGGTTCGATGCGACCGCAGCCCGCATCAAGCGGCTCGCGTCCCTCGGCCTCGCCGAGAGCCTGGAGAAACCCAAAGGCAAACGCAAGGAGCAGTAAATGGAGTTCGCAACCACTGCGGATTACCGCGCGAAGTACGACGCCGCGCTGGACGATGACCGCCTGGCCGTATGGCTGTCCGACGCGTCTGCCGTCATCGAGTACGAGATGGGCCATGCGGGCGTGGACCCCGAGCAGGCCGAGGAGGTAACCCTCGCCCTGGCTCGCGGCATCTGCTGCGACATGGTTCACCGCGCGGTCGGGGACGGCTCGGAGGCCGCGCTGTCGATACCCGACGGTGCGTCCCAGGCGTCCATGGCAGCGGGCGGCTACTCGATCAGCTACACGCTGCCCAGCTCGGGCAGCCTCTACCTGCGCGACAGCGAGCGCGTCCGCCTGGGCATCTCGCGGGGCGGCGTGGGCATCGCCGTGCCGTCGTTCGGCTGTGCGGAGGTGCCGTCATGATACGCGGCGAGGACGTGGTCGTGGTCAGGCGCACGATAGACGGGCGCGACGCGATGGGCGAGCCGATCTTCACGGAATCGACCGAGACCGTCGCGAACGTGCTGAGCGCGCCGTCGACCACCGACGAGATGGACGAGACGAACCGCGCATTCGGCATCGTCTGCGAGCGCACGTTCCACTTCCCGAAGTCGTACACGGCGTCCCTCGAGGGGTGCAGCGTGCGATGGGGAGGGCGCGAGTGGCGCATCGTGGGCGATCCGCAGCGGTACATCCCCGAGAACACGCCGACGCCGTGGAACTGCGCCGCCAAGGCGGTGAGGGCCGATGGCTGATTCCAACTACGTGGCGAGCCGCGATGGCATGATCGAGCTCCTCGGCTCGTCCACCATCAACGGCGCGGTGGCCGAGTGCGCGCGCAACATACGCGATCGCGCCAACGCCATGGTGTCCGAGGACACGATGGTGAACGACGCGTTCTACTCGTCGTACCGCGTGGATTCCAAGGGCATTGCTCGCGCAGCCGTCTACACGGGCAACCCGCACGGCTACAACGCATGCCTGAAGGACAACGTGCTCCTGAAAGCGATCGGGTGATCACATGAACGTCGAGCAGACCATCATCCAGGCGCTGAACTCCGCAGGCTTCGATGCCTATGCGGATGCGCCCAACCCCGCGCCGCCCAGCTTCGTGACGGTCGAGCGCACGGGCGGCGGCACCTACGACAAGGTGGACTCCGCGCAGCTCGCCGTGCAGGCGTGGGCAGACGGGCGCAAGGCGGCCGCCGACATGGCCGACGAGCTGGCGCGCGCCCTCGAATCGCTCAGCGGCACGCTCGGCCTCGGGCGCGTCCGCGTGCAATCGCTCTACAACTGGCCCGACCCGCAGACGCGCAGGGCGCGCTACCAGCTGACCGTCGAAGCGACGGCGCACATCTAACCGAAAGGAGGCCGTAAATGGCCGTAAATGCAAGCAAGATCATCATCGGCGTACCCGACCAGGCCACGACGGGCGCGGTCGCGTTCGCGCCGACAACCGCGACGCTGCCGACCGATGCCGGCGCCGCGCTGGATGCCCAGACGTGGACGGACGGCGGCTACGTGTCCGAGGACGGCGTGAGCGTCACGCCGAACTACTCCACCACCGACATCAAGGACTGGTCGAAGGGCGCCGTCCGCACGCTCCTGAACGAGTTCACGGGCGAGCTGACGTTCGCGTTCATCCAGACCGACTACGCGTCCCTCGTGGCGCTGTTCGGCGCCGAGAACGTGACCAAGGTGAACGCCACCACCACGCACGGCGAGCAGATCACCGTGAAGATGGGCGCGCGCATGGCCCCCGCCAAGGCGTGGGTGTTCTCCATGAAGGACGGCGATGCACGCGTCCGCATCGTGCTGCCCAACGCGCAGCCCGTCATGGACGGCTCGCTCACGTTCGTGGCCGACGAGCCGATCACCTGGGGAATCAACCTCAAGTGCAACGCAAACGCGAACGGTGACAACATCATCATCATGACCGATGACGGCGTGGTGAGCGCGTAATGGCCGCCACCGCCATCGGCTGCGCCGAGAGCAGGGTATTCGAGTTCACGCTGGGCGATTCGCCCGACGTGCACTCGATACCCATTGCGGCGTACCTCCCATTCGGATTCGTGAAGCGCGTGCTGCCCCTCGGCAACACCGCGTTCGGCATCGAGCTGATCCACGAGTTCTGCCCCGAGCTGGAAGACGATCCGAGCGTCAACCTCGAGACCGTCAAGGCGATCCTGGACGCTTGGAACAGCGCCAGCGACGCAGATGGGGCGAGCGCGGGGGAATCGCAAGCCTCGCCAGGACGGTAGAGACGTTCGGCGAGGCCATAGACTACGACCTCATGGTGCGGGCGGGGCTGACCCTCCGCGACTGGGAATCGGGCAGGCTGGACGGCCGCTCGCTCCTGCGCTTCGTGAAGGGCCTCGGCCCCGACTCCGCATTCTTCCGAGCATCCAGGCCGGATCAGGCGAAGGCCGCAGCCTGGGTGGACGGGAGCGCGGAATGCGCGCTCATCGCCGAGCTGATCGACGTGGTGCGCGAGTCCGCAGCCGTCCTCGCATACAAGGGGACGGGCAAGAAGCCGCCGAAGATGGAGCCGTATCCGCGCCCGTGGGACGGCGGCAGGAAGAAGAAGCAGTACGGCAGCGATCCCATTCCGATCGCTGATTTCGAGCAATGGTACTACGGAGGTGGACGATGACCGAGATCGGCGTCGCGTACGTCAACATCGTGCCGAAGACCGAGGGGTTCTCCGAGTCCGTGGCCGAGGCCAGCCGCGATGCAGGCTCCGAGGGGGGCAAGGGCATAAGCGGCGGCCTGATGGACACGCTCAACTCCACCGTGGGCAACCTCTTCGGAACCGGCGGCGAGATGGGCAGCTCGCTCTCGAGCGGCATGGAGTCGTTCCTGGGCGGCGCAGGCAAGCTCGCCATCGGTGCCGCCGTCGCGGCGATCGGCGTCGAGGCCATCAAGCAGCTCGAGCAGATCGGCGAAGAGATCGACGGCATGACCGACACGATCATCATAGGCACGGGCGCATCGGGCGAGCAGCTCGAGGAGATGCGCCAGATCGCCATGGGCGTGTCGGGCGATGTGGCCGTGTCGTTCGGCGATGCCGGCGATATGGTGCAGGATTTCAGCACGAGGCTCGGGCTGTCGGGTGAAGACCTGGACAGTGTCACCGAGCACGCCGCGCAGCTCCAGAGCGTGCTGGGCGGCTTCAACTACGACAAGATGGCCACGATGTTCAACGTCTGGGGCGTCGGGGCTGACGATATGAACGCCAAGATGGACTACATGTTCGGCGTGGCGCAGAACACGGGCATCGGGTTCGACCAGCTCACGCAGATCATGCAGACATCGGGGCCGACGTTGCAGAACCTCGGGTTCGGCTTCGAGGAGTCGGCCAACATGGCAGGCCTGCTCGACAAGGCGGGCATAGACGCATCGTCCACCATGAGCCGCATGAGCAAGGCGCTCGTGGAGCTTTCCGAGCCCGGCGAGTCCGCCCAGGACGCGTTCAGGCGAACCGTGGACGAGATGCAGGGATTCATCGACGCGGGGGACACGGCATCCGCGCTGGACATCGCGACCAACGTGTTCGGCACGCGGGGCGCCGCCCAGTTCATCGGCGCGCTGCAATCGGGCGCGCTCAGCCTGGACGCGATCTCCGACGCCGCGCTCGGCGCGACGGGCGATATCTCGGGGACGTACGAGGCCACCGAGGACTGGCCCGAACGCTGGGAGCGGATCAAGAGCAGCGTCAAGTCGGCGCTCGAGCCGTTCGCGTCGGCGGTGTTCAACGGCATAGGCGGCATCCTCGAGGGCATCGGCTCGGCCATGACCTTCGTGTGGGAGGCATCCGAGCCGCTGCGCGCGAAGATAGCCGAGATCGCCGACGGTATAGGCCAGCGGCTGCAACCCGTGGCCGACGCGATAGCGCCCGTCTTGGGCAGGATCGGCGATGTGGTCGGCGGCGTGCTCGTCGGCGCGTTCGATCTCCTCGCGGGGGCCGTGGGCACCATAGCCGACGCGATCAGCTGGCTGTGGGACAACGTGCTCGTCCCGTTCGGCGAGTGGCTCTCGTCCACGTTCGGCCCCGTCATCGACGGCGTGGGCGGCGCGTTCGAGACCGTCGCGGGGGTCATCGGCGGCGCAGCCGAGACCATCGGCGGCGCATGGGAGGGCCTGTCGGGCGCGGCCTCAGACGTGTTCGGCGGCATAGCCGACACCATCGGCGGCGCGATGCAGACGGCCCACGACAACGCGACCGAGCTGGGCGGCATGATCACGTCCGCGCTCAACGGCGATTGGGACTCCGCATCGCAGCACGCATCGGAGCTATGGGGAGGCATCCAGCAGACGCTTGGCGGGGCGATGCGCACGGCGAGGGACAACGTCGTGTCAGCCGCCGACGTGATCGGCAACGCGCTCGGCTTCCCAGGCTTGGGCGATACGGTCAGCGGTGTGTTCTCGCAGATCGAGTCGTTCATGAAGAACCCGATCGAGAACGCGAAGAACTTCATCGAGGAAATACCCGAGAAGATCGTCGGGTTCTTCTCGGGATTGGGCAGCAAGATCACCAACGCGATCGGCTCGATCCACTTCCCGACTCCGCATCTGTCATGGAACAACGATTTCAAGGTCGGGCCCCTGACGATCCCGCTCCCCAAGGTCTCGTGGTACGCGACGGGCGGTTTCGTGGACGGCGCGACCCTGATAGGCGCAGGCGAGGCGGGCCCCGAGATGGTGCTGCCCAGATCGGGCTCGATGATGGACATGTTCGCGGACGCGGTGTCCGAGCGCATCGGCGGCGGCCAGAACGTCAACGTCTACCTGCAATACGACGCTGGGGAGGATGCCAGCACGCTGGCCACCGACCTCGCCAACATACTCAGCCGCAAGCTCGCGATGGAGGCGTAACGTGACGAAACTCGAGAAGACTGTCAGCGGGCTGACCTCGCCGCAGCGCAAAGGCAACAGGGTGTCCGTGAAGTGGACGGTGCCCGCAGCCTGCATCAAGACGGGCGCGAAGGACAATGTGCGCTTCGACGGCCAGGACATGCTCTGGATATTCGACGCGAAACCCGCGACCAAGTCGATCAAGAAGGGCAAGGGGGACGTGCTCGTCCGCGACGATAGGAACTGGAACAAGCAGGCCGAAGATTCCGAGACCATCCCGCGCGCGATGTTCTACCCGAACAAGGGCAAGCCGACGCTGGCCAACGCGGAGTTCTGGGTGCGCGGCTACAACATGCAGGGCGGAAAGAAGGTGTACGGCCCGTGGGTGAGCAAGTCGCTCGAGCTCGCGAAACCCGCCGATCCCAAGGTGTCCATCTCGTACGATCCCGACTCGGGCGATACGCGCATGACGTACACGGCCCCGCATCCCGATGGGAAGCGCGAGGTGTACGACACCGTGTGCCACTTCACCGTGGGCGGCGAGAAGAAGCTCGACGGCGCGGCCTACACGGCGGAGGCGCGCACATCCTCGGCCTACGAGGTTCCCGAGGCCAAGGTGCTCGGCATCGGCGAGTTCCGCAAGATCGTGGCGAAGGCGTGCAACAGGGGGCTGTTCGGGCGCTCCGACTGGACGGTCGCGTCGCGCTACGTCTGCCATCCCAACCCGCCCGTGTGCGGCAAGCCGTCGCTCGTGTACGCGACCGAGGGCGTGCTCACCACGGCGGCCGTGCGCATACCCTGCAACGACTGCGGATCCGCGAAGGACGGCGATACGTACATCAGGCCGACGCAGATCATCCTCCAGCGCCTGGTGAACTCCGAGTCGGAGAACGACGCGGCGAGCGCGGCATCGTCGGCGAACTGGACGGACGTGGCCGTCGATGACGGCTACACCAAGGGCATGTCCGACACGTGGGCGGCGGCGGTAAGCGACGAGGACAAGTACACCTGGTACCGCTTCGTGGCCAGGCGCGACGGTTACGACACGCCGGGCATCCCCGTGCAGGCCAAGTGCCTGAACCGCCTCGACTCGTCCACGTCGACGGGCACCGCCAACGTGGAGGTGTCCCAGGGAGGGGACGGCCGCAGCGTGGTCTGCGCGCTGAGCGGCAAGGAATCCGACGACAACGGGTACGAGGTGTCCTGGTCGACCGAGGCCGATGCCTGGGAGTCCACGCAGCTGCCGCAGGTGTTCTCGACCACGGGTAGCTCCGTGATCATCAAGGGGCTCGAGGAGGGCGTGCGGTACTTCGTCCGCGCTCGCGCCTACGACCTCGACTCCGACGGCAACCGCATATACGGCGATTACTCGCTGACCCGCTCCATAACGCCGTTCACAACGCCCACGGCCGTTGTGCTGTCGGGCGCCGACACGATACCGCGCGGCGGCGATCTGCTGCTCACGTGGACATACGACACGGACGGCACGCAGACCGAGTGGCGGCTCGTGGACGGCGATGGGAGCGTGCGCTACAGCGGCACGGGCTCTGCGAGCGCCTGCGTCATAGGCCCCGGCGATTACGGCGATGCCGAGTCGATCCAGCTGCGCGTGGAGCTGACCACGGGGGGCGGCTGGGCATCGTCCGAGCTGCGCACCTTCGCGATAGCCGATCCGCCGAGCTGCGAGCTGACGGCGGCGGCCGAGCTGACCGCGCAGCCGATAACGCTCACGGTGGCATCCGACACGGGCGGCACCGTGCGAGTTTCGGTGACGGCCCTCGGCTCGAGCAGCACGGGCCTGCACGGCGATCCCCAGCAGTTCGAGGGCGATACCGTGCACAGCGGCGAATACGCGCCCGAGTGGGATGATTCCGACGGGCGCTCGGCCACGATCGAGCTGCCGAGCGGCCTGGCCCTGCACAACGGCGCGGCCTACCTCGTGGAGGCCGTTGCCGTCGACGCGCAGACGGGGCTGGAGAGCGCCACGGCATCGTCGGAGTTCACCGTCGACTGGGAGCACACGGCGCAGCAGCCGATCGCATCCGCGACCGCCGACGCCGAGGCGATGAGCGCCACGGTGACGGTCTCCGCGCCGCCCGACGCCGACTACGGCGATCGGTTCGACCTCTACCGCGTGACCGCGGACGGCGAGCGCAGGATAGCGTCCGCGCTGCCGTTCGGCTCGGCGGTGACCGACAGGCTCGCGCCCTACACGCACGACGGCCAGGGCCTGCGCTACATCGCCGTGACGCGCACCGAGGACGGCGATGCGTGCATATCAGACGACATCGAGTACGAGCTCGTCGGCTCGTCGCTCAGGCTCGACTGGGGCGAGCAGTCCCTGGAGCTGCCGTACGACCTGTCCATCTCGGACAGCGTTTCCAAGCAGAGCGAGACGAGGGCGCACCTGGACGGCACGCGCGCCACCTACTGGAACGACGGGTACGACCGCAGGGCATCGCTGGGCACCGACCTGATCCGATTCGATGACGCAGGGCAGCAGGAGGCGATCCGCTCGATGCTCCAGCATGCGGGGAGCGTGTTCGTGCGCACGCCCGACGGCCTGGCATTCGCCGCCGACGTGCAGCCTGGCGAGATCGCGCGCAACGCATCGTCCGCTCTCGTCGGCGTGAGCCTGACGGCGGTCGAGCACGACCTGACCGAAGCCGATATGCCCACCGAGGCCGATATCGTCAGGCCGTCCTACACGGGCGGATGGCTGGACGAGCGCAACGAGGTCATCTACGACCACGACGGCAAGTTCCCGCTCGATGACTGGTACTTCATCGGCTACGTGGAGGACACGTTGTACGCGGTCGATCCGGAGGGCACATTGTACGACTCGCTTGGCGTAGCGTCGATCGATCCACCGTACACCTGGGATGGCGAGTACCTGTACGACGAATACGGCGATGTGATCGAGACACGGAGGACACCGCGCAATGGCTATTGATTGGACGGGCGGCTACTCGGCGCGCTGGCGCGTCGATAGGATCGATGCCGCGACATGGGAGCCTTGCGGCACCCTCGGCGGCGTCGAGTCCATCGAGATCGAGCGGGACTGCACCGACGAGGTGCCGCTGCTCGAGTCCGCGACGCTCACCGTCGTGTCGGGCGCCCTCGAGGCGTTCGAGGCAGGATGGCACCGCGTGACCATGGAGGCCACCCAGGGGACGCACACCGAGGCCGTTGACATCTGCACGATGAGGCTCGACGCGCGATCCGGCACCTACGACAAGGGATACCGCGAGGACGCCGTCGAGGGGCGCAGCGTGCTCTACCAGGCTGGCGAGATACCCATCGGGGACGGCGCGTATGCGCCGAAGGGCGCGGACGGCGCGGCCTGGGCGGCAAACGCCCTCGCGTCGTGCATAGACGCGCCCGTGTCGGCGGCGGGATCGTTCGAGCTTCCCGACAACATCGTGTTCGATCTGGATTCCAGCGTGCTGGGCGCAGCCT